TATTCAAGTTAGATGGCTCTAACGCTGTCGTAGAGTTAACCTATGGCGGTGGCGGTACTGCCCCTACTATCACGGCAAGTAACTGGCAATGTGCATCTTTGAATGGCATTACCTACTTCTTCCAATCTGGCTTTGATCCATTGATCTATGACCCTGCTGTTAGCACCACAACCTTTAGGCGTGTGTCTGAGAAGACGGGCTATGTAGGTACTGTTCCTTCTGCCAATATTGCTATTAGTGCTTTTGGTAGATTGTGGGTGGCAAGTACAACTACAAACACATCAACCATTTCTTTCTCTGACTTACTCTCTGGTCATGTGTGGTCAACAGGAACTTCTGGTTCTTTAAATGTAGACAGGGTATGGGCTAACGGGTCAGATGAGATTACGGGGTTGGCGGCACACAATGGATTCCTAATCATATTTGGCAAGCGTCAGATTCTTGTTTATGCCAATGCAACTACCCCATCAACAATGTCGTTAAATGATACTGTGGGCGGTATTGGTTGTATAGCAAGGGATTCGATTCAGTCAATTGGTAAAGATATCTTATTCTTGTCTAACTCTGGTGTTCGTTCTTTTGCTAGAACAATCATAGAGAAGTCTGCTCCTTTGGGAGATTTGTCTAAGAACATTAGAAATGACTTAATAGGTACTGTTTCAGGCGAAACATTGGCAAACATCAAGTCTGTCTACTCTGAAAAAGAAGCCTTTTACTTATTGACTTTCCCCTCTATCAAATCATTGTTTTGCTTTGATACACGGATAAGTTTACAAGATGGCTCACTCAGAGTAACTAGTTGGGACTCTATTGAGCCAACAGCCCTTTTGTCAAAACGAAATGGTGACTTACTGATTGGTAAGAATGGCTACATTGGGAAATATGGCACTTACCAAGACCATACAAGCCTGTATAGATTCTTGTATTACACAAACCATGCAGACTTAGGCGATCAGAATATTACTTCTATTTTGAAGCGTTTGTCTACTGTGGTAATTGGTGGAACGAATCAAGATGTGATCTTTAAGTGGGGCTTTGACTTTAAGACCAATTACCAATCAGCACTTGCCACCATTCCAGTACAAGATGTTTACTATTTTGGGACAGCAGAGTACGGAGCAAATGCTACTGTGATTGCATACTATTCTGATGGCGTTGCTTTGCAGACATTGACTGTATCTGCAAGTGGTGCGGGTAAGGTTGTTCAAACTGGTTATGAAGCAGACATCAATGGAACGGCTTTATCTATCCAAAAGATTGAGATTCAATCCAAACGTGGCAAAGTAAGTTAAGGAGAAGAAATTGAGTAATTACACCAAATCAACCAATTTTGCTACCAAAGACAATCTATCTAGTGGCAACCCACTCAAGATTGTTAAGGGTACTGAGATTGATACAGAGTTCAATGACATTGCTACGGCTATTGCTACAAAGGCAGACTTAGCAAGCCCTACCTTTACGGGTACTCCTACATTGCCTACTGGTACTGTGGCAACTACTCAAAGTGCTGGAAACAATACAACTGCCATAGCAACTACTGCATTTGTTCAGGCGGCTATTGCTTTGCTTTACCCTGTTGGCTCTATCTACACAAATGCCACATCAAGCACAAATGCAGGGACTCTGCTTGGCTTTGGTACTTGGACAGCATTTGGTGCAGGTCGTGTTCCTGTTGGTTTTGACTCTACCAATGCTTTGTTTGACAGCGCAGAAGAAACTGGTGGTAGCGCAAATGCTATTGTTGTGAGCCACACCCATACGGCTACAACAACATCAACGGACTCAGGTCACACTCACGGATCATCTGCTGGAAGTGGTTTTATTTCTAATGGTGGTGGTGAGCAATTAGCGGGTGGTAATAACCTAAACTTTGCAAGACCAACTGCAACTGCAACAGGAAACGCTAGTATTTCGTCCACAACAAGCATATCGACAGAAGGCTCTAGTGCAACAAATGCTAACTATCAGCCATACATAACTGTCTATATGTGGAAGCGCACAGCATGATTACACATCACTTTTCTGATGGACTGTATGCCAAGGAAACGCACATTGAGGCGGGGCAGATGCTTATGCAACATAAGCACAACTACTCCCATTTTGGTATTCTTTCCCAAGGCAAAGTTGTGATTGTTAAAGAGGGTAATATTCAAATTGTTGAAGCCCCTGCTTGTGTAGAAATTAAGGCTGGTGAGAATCATGGCGTAAAAGCCATCACCAATGTAGTTTGGTATTGTGTTCATGCCACAGACGAGAAAGACCCGTCTAAAGTGGATGAAGTTTTAATTAAAGGGGAATAATATGCCTTGGATTGTTGCTGGTGGAGCATTAGCAGGTGGAATAATGGCGGGGAATTCGGCTAAAAGTGCCGCAAATACTTCTGCCGCCGCACAATTACAAGCCGCACAAATTGCGGCAGAGGCGGCTAAATTTCGTCCTGTTGGAGTTACAAGTCGTTATGGAACATCACAGTTTCAAAAGGATGATCAAGGCAACTTAATTGGTGCTGGATACAACGTATCTCCTGAAATGCAAGCCTATCAAAACCAGTTATCTGGTTTGATGGGGCAACAAATACAACAAGGTTTAGGCGCAGAACAACAATATGCTCCTTTAACGGGTGCGGCTAGTGGTTTGTTTAACCTTGGTAGTCAATATTTATCTCAGTCTCCTCAAGAGGTGGCTCAGAAATACATAGAACAGCAACAAAACTTGCTTGCTCCTAGTCGTGAAAGACAGTATGCACAGTTGCAAAACCAATTGTTTAATACAGGTCGAGGCGGTTTGTCAGTAGGTGCGACAGGATTGCGCCCAAGTGGATCACAAGGTTTAGGCGCATCTAACCCAGAATTGGAAGCCTACTACAACGCTATGGCACAACAAGATGCACAGTTAGCGGCACAGGCTCAAGCGGCTGGTCAACAACAAACGGCATTTGGTGCAGGGTTGTTTGGCACAGGTGCTAATTTGCTTGGCAGTTATCAACAGGGTCAAGTTGGCGCATTGTCTCCATTCCAAAATACATTAGGCATACAAACTGGTATAGAAAATCTTGGTCAAAGTAGTTTGACATTGGGTGCTGGTTTGGGTGGTCAAGCGGCGGCTTATGGCGCAAGATCAGGAGATTTCACTTATCGTGGTGGAGTTGGTGCGGCAAATACAATGCAAAGTGCAAACGCCTATAACCCATACGCAAGTGCATTGATTAACGCATCTACTAATCCGCAGTTACAACAAGCAATAAAAAACTATGGGCAAGGACAATCGACAAATGTTGGTGGAAGAGGAAGCACATTTAATACAGGTTTTTATGATCCTGCTATGCAAGAATTTTAAGGAGTAACCAAATGGCAGATTCAATCGTAGGTGGTTTGTTTGGTATGACTCCTGAGATGTACCAACAAGAACAAAATCAAAGAGCATTAAGGCAAGCATCTGAGTTAGCACAACTTGATCCTTTTGCTCTTGCTAAAACAGGCATTGGCTATGGTGCTAATCGTTTGGCTGGTGCTATCGGTGGTGCATTAGGCGCACAAGACCCACAGTTGCAACAAATATCTCAATTCCAAAACTTGGCTAGTCAGTCTGATTTAACTACGCCTGAAGGAATTGCTAACCTTGGAAAACAATTACTTCAGCGTGGCGATACAGGAAGAGGCATGGCTCTTATCCAGAGAAGTCAGGATTTGGCTAAAGAACAGGCTCAAACTGCTCAATATGCTGGCGTACAACAAGAGCGTGAGCGTAAAGCACTTGAAGAAACAAATGTTAAGCGTTCAAGGATGCAAGCCCTCATGGATTCTGGTGCGGCTAAAACAACGGATGAAGCGGCGGCTATTGCTTCTAATGATCAAGCATTTCAAGTAGCAATGAATCTAACAAAAATGACACCTGAACAACAGTTAGATAGAGACATCTTACTTGCGGCTCAAAAAGCACATCCTAATGATCCAGTTGCACAGAAAAAGTTTATAAATGAGGCAATTAGTGGCGCTAAAGTTAGGATGTTGCCAGCAACAATACAACCTAAAGTAGATACTTTGGTGTCTGGGGTTCAATCTATTGAGGCAAATGTTGGCGATATAAATAGATTTACACAAGCGTTAAAAGATAAAGAGATCAAATTTGGTATTGGTCAAAATATATGGGACACCTTAAGCACAGTCGTAGGCTCTTCAACTGAAAGTGCAAAACTTAAAGCAGATTTAAGAGCGACTATTGAAGGCATGAAAAACACAATATTAAAAGAAAATACTGGTGTTCAAACAGACCAAGATGCAATCAGGGCGGCAAACGAACTCTTAACAGACTTTGATAAATTAGACGCATCTGTCGTAGAACGAAGGCTTGATAATTTAAGCAAGAAATTTAATGTTGCATTAGAAAATAGAAAACGCAGAACAGATCAATATTATCTTGAAAATAAAATGGAGCCTGTTTATGGCACAGGTGGAATTCGTGGTGGAAAATATACGCCTTCAGGTGCAACTGGAGCATCTCCTACATCAAGAAGGGATGAGTTACTTAAACGAGCAACTCCAGAGCAACGCAAGCAACTTGGTTTAAATTAAGGAATAACTATGAGTCTCACAGCAGATGAGTTTGAAGAACTCAAGTCCTTAATTGGTGGTCGCGCACCTGCACAACAAGAACCCAAATTACCTCCTACTAGTGCTGGTGGTGGTAGAGGAACGGCTTTAACTGGAGTAACAAATCCGCTTGAAGTTATTGCCGCACAGAGGGCTTATGAAGCACAAAAAAAACTAGAGCAAGAAAAAATTGCTCTTGAAAAAGAAGGATTTTTAGGCTACACAGGCAGAAAAGCAAAAGAAACATTGTTTGGCCTTGGGACTGATCAAGGCACTATTGGGCAAAACTTGGCTATTGGTCTTTTAAGGCGTTCTTCTGGTATGTTGTCAAAAGAAGCGAGACAATATCTTGATGCACAAGAAACAGCGGCAAAAAGAGACAAACAGATAGAACAAGAAATTGCTCAAATGCAAGGTAAAGAAACTGGCTTTATACCCAAAGTTGGAGAAAATATAGTCAATATTGGGCGTTATGCAGTTACAGAACCTAAACTTTTTGGGTCACAAATTGTTTCTGGTATGGCTGACCCTGCACAATTATTGTTAGGTGGTGTTGGTTTACCTGTTCGTGGTGCAACATTAGCGTCAAACATTGCTAGAACCGCTGGCGGTGGCGCATTGGCGGGTGGTGTAACAGCGGGAGCAAGAACATTTGGGCAAGGCGAAGTAAATGCCGAACAAATTGCAGAAGAAGCGGCAACTGGTGGAGTATTAAATGCTGGTTTATATGGGGCTGGTAGAGTTGCAACATTGCCATACAAGGCAGTAACTGCACCATTTAGGATTGCTAGTGACATATTGATGCCAGCAAAAGAGCCAATCCCTAGAGCATTGTCTGATTTAGTTGCAAAAGATGAAAACATTGCTCAAAGATTCCAAGATGCGGCAGAGTTAAAGTCTTTCCTTGGTAAAGATTACAACCCTAACTTGGGTGAAATCACCAAAGAATTAAACATTACGCAATTAGCCAAAGATGCTAGTGCCAATAGTGTTGAAGCAATTAACACAGTAAGAACAAACAGACTCAAATCTGAAAATGCGTTGCAAAGCAAGATCGATGAGATGTTTCCTGTTTCTAATGGGGTCTTACAGTCTTTCGGTTCTGAAAACGCACAATCACTTAAAACATTGCAAGGCTTGACTGCCTATGCTGACAAGGCAGTTAAAAATCTGTCTGAGAAGTTTTTAGCAAGTTCTGGCAAGTATCAGGATGCCATTGGTGAAAACATAAGAAAGGCCGTTGAAACACAGAAAAGAGCCAAGAAAGGCTATTACGATACGGCTTTTGGCTACTTAAACAAAGAGGCAGAACTAAACAACATTGGTTTAGATCAAGGCGGCGTTCAAAATGTTTATAGGGCAACTCAAGCCATTGATGACAATCTGTTCCAAACACTCCCACCTGTTTTACAAAAAGCAATTGAAGGGTTTAGAACCAATGTTAATGAGCAAACTGGCTCTCCATTCTCGTTGATTGACCAATACTCTAAAGAGTTAAACAAAGAAGTTAGCATCCGCTATCGTGCTTCTACTGCTGGTGATCCAAATGCAAGAATTGGATTGAGACAACTCCAAACCGCTAAAGAAGTTTTAGATAATGAAATAAAGCGTATTGGTGGTGATTTTGGACAACGCTACATAACCTTAAAACAGGAATATGGCGATGAATTCATGCGCTCCTTTTATGAGGGCATTGGTGGTCAACTGTACAGAAAAAACAAATTTGACGATGCCATTAAGAATGAAGATGTATACAAGAAGTTTAGTAGCCCAGAGGTTGTTAACCAGTTTATAAACATAAATGGTAGAAGCCCTGAGTCTATAAACGCATTAACTGATGCGATAACGCATATCTTTCTAGGTAAGGATAGTGCTGTCAAACCAGATGGCACTATCAACCCAAATGCGGTTAAGTCTTTTATTCGTAGAAATCCTGATGTGTTTAGGATTGTTCCTGAAATAAAAACTAAGTTTGAGAACTTATCAATCAATCTTGAAGCCTATGGCAGAACAAGGGCAAATGCTGAACAGGCTGTGGCAGACATGGCTGATGCGGCAACCACTACCCTGATTAGAAAGTCTCGCTTACAGGATGTGTTTAACACCAATGAATCAGGTGCTTTTGCCAAGCCTGAAATATTAAATAAACTGTTAAATGTGGCTAAAAAAGACACAACTGGTGCTGAAATAAAAGGTATCCAGAGAGCAATGCTTGATACAGCGTTTAAACAAGAT